GAATTCGGCAAAACGGTGCGCGGCCATATACAAAAGCTTACAGTCACAGGCCATCTAAGGGTGCCAAAATGAAACAGATTATCGGTGGCGGCTTGGCCGGGCTTATCGCTGCCCATGCTTGGCCATCGGCTGAGATCATCGAGGCCGCGCCAGAGCCCAAAGCCGGGCATAAGGCGTTGTTAAGATTTCGGTCTGAGGCCGTGGCTAAATTAACCGGCATCGAATTCCGCCGGGTAAATGTGCACAAGGGTATCTGGGCCGATGCAGAATTTGTTAAACCAAACATACGCGCCGCTAATCTATATTGCCGCAAGGTATTGGATGACCGATTAATTGGTGACCGTAGCATTTGGAATATTGATACTGCGCAGCGATATATTGCCCCAGATAATTTTTATGATCAGCTAGTCGATTCGGTTAGCAATCGTGTTCAGTGGTCAGCGAATTTCGATTTTAAATCGCGCATTAATCCGACTGAATTTATAGTCAGCACCGTACCTATGCCGATTGTTTTATCTCAGTTGGGGATTGCGCACCCGGAAACATTTCAGCGATCATCGATCAAAGTTCAACGCTACCGGCTAAACAACACCGATGTTTATCAGACAATCTATTATCCCGATCCACACACCAGCATTTATCGCGCCAGCATAACAAGCAACATGTTAATTGTTGAGTTTGTAAGCGATCAAGAGGATGAGCAATATGATCGTGAATTGCTTGAGGATTCATTTGGCATCGATTTAAATGAGGCCGAATTACTTGAGACAGTGGATCAGAAGTATGGCAAGATCGAACCAATCAACGATTCCAAACGAAAGCAAACCCTTTTTAATTTGACGCATAATGAAAAGATTTTTTCGCTTGGACGTTTTGCTACATGGCGAAACATATTGCTGGACGATGTTGTTGATGACATTTCTGTAATTAAAAGATTGGCAAAGGTAGCATCATACGATTTAAATAAATCCGTTTAAAACTTAGAAAGGAAATGTATGAAGGTATCACTTATAAATTACACCCAAGACGCGGCCACCTTGTTGCTGTTTACTAAAAACACGCGGCTTACTATGACGCCGGGCTTGATTAATATGATTAGGTGTTGGGATAATGAAAAGAAGGCAACAGAACTAGAATACATGGCCAACACAATCCCTTCCAGTTGGGAGTTTGTTGATTATGTTTTCCTGATCGAAGGCGTCAGCCGCGCCTATACACATCAGCAAGTTCGCACTCGTGCCGGAAGTTATGCGCAGCAGACTATGCGTGTGTTGGATATGGGAGAATTTGATTATGTGTACACAAAACGGAATGAAGAAGATCAGCACGCGAAATCGTTAATCGATCAGACTTTAAAGAACATAAAAATTTGTTATCAACGTTTGATTGAATTAGGTCAGCCGCCGGAAGATGCGCGCGGTATCCTGCCGACCAACATAGCAACCAACATCGTCTGTAAATTTAATCTGCGCACTATGGCAGAATTGGCGCGGAGTAGAACCGGCGGCAGAACACAGAACGAATATCAAGATGTCATTAATGGGATGATTGACGAAGTTTTAAAAGTGCACCCTTGGGCTGAGAAATTTTTCTTTGCTAAAGGCCGCGATTATTTTGCTGAAATAGAATCCTTCGCGGCGAGAGAATTCCCAAACGATCTACTGAAGAAAGGCGAATTGTTAAAGATCGTCGATAAGTTGCGCAAGGGCGGATAATGAGCCGCGATAATCTTTATGTTGTAGTTGGATTTTTATTCTTGTATGGGGTAATTTCTTTTGTTTTGCTAATTGTTCGTGAGCATTCTATGGCTTACAAATTTGGCTATAACCAAGGCTATGAGCAAGCAAAAGAAGATCACAAAGACATCGACAAAATTTGCATCGCTTGGTGGACGCAGACAGATATAAAACCGACCATTGATAAAATTTGTAAAGGAAAGAAATGAAACGAACAATTTTTGATATCGATAATTGCTTGGCTGACGATAGCCGCCGCATCCCTAAAATTCGTTGGGATTTGCCTGCTACACAAGGCCGGTGGAACGAATATCATGCCGACTGTGGCAACGATGAAGCGCATAATGTTGACTTGGTTAAGAATTCCTTCAACCCTGTTTTCTTAACAGCGCGCCCGGTTATCTATCATGACGAAACTGTTAATTGGTTGCGCTGGAATTACAAGATCGAAAACCCAACAATTATCATGCGAAATAAAAATGATATGCGTTGCTCAAGGGATTTAAAAGATGCCCAATTAACACAGTTGCTTAGTTTGTACGATTGCGATGGCGTTGTTGCGGCTTATGATGATCGAGAGGATGTGGTTAATATGTATCGAGAGCGCGGCATAACAGCGGCGGTGCTTAAAATACATGACGTATGCGCTTATACGCCGCCGGAAGAATATGCGCCTATTAAAAGGGCACCTGATCTTTTATCGGAAGGCGGCAAGACGTTTAAACAACGCAACGAAATATATGGCGACACATATCTTAACTTTGGCGCTGCCGCTGCTGCTATGTTCCCTAATGGATTAAAAATAGATTCTGATGCGGCCTCTTTTAATCGCCTTGGAATATTTGTTCAGTGCTTAGGGAAAATGATGCGTTATGCGTCTAATCTTGAGCAAGGCGGCCATCAGGATTCTGCGCATGACTTAATGGTTTACGCCGCTATGCTTGAGGAAACTACAAAATGATAATCGTTTATGACACCGAAACAACTGGGCTGACACTACACCCCCATGCAGAAACTATGAAGCAGCCAAAGATGATCGAGTTTGGCGCAATACTTATGGATCGCAATGGCGTGGTTATTGAAGAGGCGAACATTTTAATTAATCCCGGCGAGCCTATTTCGGATGTCATAACGAAAATCACCGGCATCACTGATGCTGATGTTGCGGATGCGCCAAAATTTATAGATGCCCTGCCGCAAATTCGTCGAATCTTCGAACAAGCAACAACCGTCATGGCGCACAACTTACCTTTCGATAAAGCGATTCTACGCGGCGAATTGGCGAGAATAGATTGTTTGGATTTCCCATGGCCAGAGCGCGAACTGTGCACCGTTGGCTTATATAAGGATGGCTGGGGTAGAAATCCGCGATTGATCGAATTGTATGAATCAATCCTTGGTAAGCCTCTTGCACAAAGTCATCGCGCCTTGGATGATGTTAAGGCACTTGTCGAAATTATTCAAGCTGAGGAACTATGGCTGATCGATTAATCCCACAACTGCGGATTCGCACTGAATTTTCTTTTCGAAATGCATTTGGGCCAATTAAAAAAGTTGCTGCTGCGCTCGAAGAATTAAAGTGTCCTGCTGCTGCTATCGTCGATGGCGGCACTTGGGGGCATGTACGTTGGGCGAAAGCTTTAAAAGAAAAAGGCATTAAACCGATCTTTGGAACTGAGATTATAGTGCCGCAAGAAAATGGTTTTAAACCTGTCTCATGGGCATTGGCAGAGGATACAAGGGCATTCTATACATTCAGTTCTGCGGCGCGTAAAGAGGCCGCCGACATTGAGGCTTTATTTGTGGATGCGAAAGGCGTCATACGCTTCGCTGGAGCCGGTTTAACAAATCCTGACGCCTTTGATTATGTCGATCTTAACCCATCCTCGCCTCTGCAACAGCGCGCGGCCTTAAAACTAGCCAAGCAGACAAACAAGCCACTAGTAGTAACCTCAGACAACAGTTATCCGCGCAAGTCTGATTATGCCGCGTTTATGTCGATTGTTGGGCGTGAAAAAGTTACCCCGCAGCATATTCTTGGGCACGACGAATTGCGGGCACAGTTTCGAATGTTGAGCGATGAACAGTTTGAGGCGGCGATTAATAATGCAGATGAGATTGCGGAAAGATGTTCAAGTGAATTACTTACCGCGCCGCTGATTAAGGTTGTTGGCGATTTGCGCGAATTATCTTTGGAAGGCAAAGAGGAAAGATTAACCCTTGGGCACATTGCTGAATGGACGGATGTTTATGAACGTCGATTACAGCGGGAACTGGATATGATTGCGACTAAGCAATATGAGAGTTATTTTCTTGTTGTTGCTGATCTCGTTCGTTGGGCGAAGCGTCATATGCTTGTTGGGCCAGCGCGCGGTTCGTCTGCCGGTTCATTAGTTTGCTATTTACTTCGCATCACAGAAATTGATCCACTCGAACACGACTTGCTGTTTGAACGATTTATTGATGTTGGACGCGGCGATTTGCCTGATATCGATATTGACTTTTCAGATACTAAGCGTGACATGGTTTTTACTTATTTGGCCGACAAATATGGCGCGGCGAATGTTGCTCGGATAGGAAATGTAAACACACTCAAGCCGCGCAGTGTGCTAGCAGAAGTCTGCAAGCGGTTCGGCATTCCTGATAATGAACGCTTCGATCTTGTTAATGTACTCGAAGATCATAGCTCAGGCTCATCGTTATTCGGAAAAGGGCTTGAGTATGCTTTAACGACAACCGAGATTGGAAAGAAGTTTTCTCAGCGAAATCCTGCCGCGCTGGTTATGACGGAATCTGAGAATCACGCTTGGCATACTGGTGTTCATGCGGCTGGGGTAATCGTTTGTAATATGCCTGTTAATGAATTTTGTACTGTTGGCGCTGATGGGGTTGCGCAGATTGATAAGCCAGATTCTGAGGCATTAAATCTTTTAAAGATTGATGCGCTGGGATTGCGTACGCTTGGGGTCATTGAAGATTCTGGCGTGGTTACTGCTGACGAATTATATGCGCTGAAATTAGATGACCCGGAAGTTTTAAAGATTTTTAATGAACGTCGTTATGCTGGCGTGTTTCAGTTCGAAGGCCAAGCGCAACGCGCAGTTGCCGCCGAGATTGATATTGATTGCTTTCGTAAGATTGACCACGTAACAGCCCTAGCAAGGCCTGGCCCACTCGGCGGCGGAGCAGCGCAACATTATATTCAGCGAGCAGCCGGCAACGAACCGATTACATATCGCCATCCGTCGATGACTGAGTATCTTGGCAAAACGATGGGTGTTGTTTTATATCAGGAACAGGTTATGCGCATCTGTTCTGAGATTGGTAAATTTGATTGGAAGGTAGTTTCAGAAATTCGTAAGGCTATGAGCGCGTCGAAAGGAAAAGAATATTTTGATCGGCGTGGTAGCGAATTTATTGCTGGTGCTGCTACATTAGGGGTGCCGAAAAAAGATGCGCAGATTATCTGGGATGAAATTTGTACGTTTGGCGCTTGGGGTATGAACGCGAGCCACACTGTTAGTTATGGCGTTATTAGTTATTGGTGCGCTTGGATGAAGCGATATTATCCGCTTGATTACGCGGCGGCGTGTTTGAGGCATGCTAAGGATGATAATCAAACAGTTGAAATATTGCGCGAGATGGCTGTTGAAGGCGTTACATATTCGGCGTTTGATTTTGATCTGTCTGATTTAAATTGGTCTGTTAAGGATGGCAAGTTGATCGGCGGCTACATGAATCTTGTAGGCTATGGGCCAGCGAAAAGCGCAGCCGCGATTGAGGCGAGAAATAATGGAAAGCTTGATCGCTCTAAAATTGAAGAGGCTGAAATTAAATTCGCCGATCTTTATCCATTACAAAATAAATATGCCGACATGTATCGTAATCCAGAAGCGTATGGATGCAAAACCGGATCAAGAATAGTTACATGGGAAACTTTTCCAGAAGAAGGCGAAGTTTTATGGATCGCAAAAGTAATGGACAAAAAGCCGCGTGATGCGAACGAGGCGGTGTTGATCGCTAAGAGGCGCGGCAAGCGTGTCGATGGGCCAACTGCCTTCACCGATTTGCGGCTTGCGGATGATGCTAGTCCACAGCTTATAGGGCGGATTGATCGATATGATTATGAGCCTTTGGGACGGATTGCTGCTGAACGATTAATTCCCGGCCTTGATATTGTTTTGGTACGTGGCAAACGAATAAAAGGATTCAGCATGATTAAGATTACCAAAATGAAGTGTTTAAACAGGCCAGAGGCATTCGATGCGTAAACCTGAGCAGAAACTATGGGACAGGATGCGGCGTGCTCTTATTGGGCGTGTACGCTTGGAGCGAATAGAAAATATTGTTACCAGCGGAATGCCGGATGTTCTTTCTACCTGCGATCATGTTGCCTTCGTTGAGCTCAAGGCCGTTGTCTCGCCGCCGGTTCGTGACACAACACGGCTGCTTGGCGAAAAAGGGTTGAGCATCGAGCAAAGAAATTGGCACCTCGATTTCGCTCGTTGGGGCGGATGTAGTTATGTTTTAATCGGTATTGGCGTGTCACATCTTTTTATGATCAGCGGTAGGCATGCCGATCTAATTAATTACATGACCATTGATGAACTTAAAAAACACAGCGTTGCTAGTAATTGGAACGATGTTTGTGTTGTACTAGGCGGCGAACCAAAATGAAAACAGAAGGCATGGGGCATCAGATTGAAGCTTTGCGGGCTATGGAAGGCCGCGAATATTTTGCATTGCTCATGGAGCAGGGAACAGGAAAAACGTGGACAATTTTAGCCGACACAGAAAGACTTTATGCGCGCGGCGAAATCGATGCGCTATTAGTTATCGCACCGAAAGGCGTCCATACAAACTGGATTAATAGGGAAATCCCGGAACATATGCACGTGCCGGTAATTTCTCGTGCTTGGCGCTCTGGCGCTGGTAAGCGATACATGGAGAAAATGGAAGGGCTATTTAGGCCGAGAGATCATGGCGAAATAGTGCCGCTAAGAGTTTTATCAATGAACATTGATGCGCTTATGACGAAGGATGGATTTGCGTTTGCGCAGCGATTTTTAAATGCGACACAGGCCTTATTGGCGATTGACGAATCATCTCGGATTAAAAACCCAGACGCTGGCAGAACGAAACAAGTCATGAAGCTCCAACACATGGCGCCTTATCGCCGCATCATGACTGGTACGCCGATCACAAACGCGCCGGTGGATATATTCGGCCAATTTGAATTCCTTGAGCACGGCCTATTAGGCACAACAAGTTATCGGGCTTTTGTATCCGAGTATGCTGAGTTGATGCATAATGATCATCCTATGATGAAGAATTTAATAAAAAGAAATCCACGCGCGGCACAGGCGCAGATTATCGCTCGCAATCCTGATGGTTCGCCGCGCTGGAGAAATCTAGAGCGATTGCAAAAACTAATCATTCCGCATTCTTTCCGGGTGCTAAAGAAAGATTGTTTAAACCTGCCAGAAAAGATTTACAAGAACCATTACTTTGACTTGGATTCAAAACAATTCCGGGCTTATGAATTAATGAAGGATGAATTTAGATTGGAATTGAACGGTGAGCAGATTCCAGTCAGCGCATTGGCAGCACTCATAAAAATGCAGCAGATCACCAGCGGATTTACTATGCTGCCGGGCACAAAAGATTTGGTTTATGTATCTGATAAAAATCCTCGCCTTGCCGCGCTTATGGAGTTGGTTCAGGATATTGATGGCCAGTTTATTATATGGGCAAGATTCATCGAGGAAATTAAAACAGTAACAGTGGCCTTGCGCGAGGCCGGATTTAAGGTGGTTCAGTATTATGGCGATATTAAGGATGCTGACCGAGAAATTGCGGTTGATTCTTTTCAGCGCGGCGAAGTTGACGTGTTTGTTGGGCAGCCGAAAGCTGGCGGCATAGGTCTAACCTTAACCAAAGCCGAAACCGTTATTTATTACAGCAATGACTTTAATTCGGAAACAAGGAAACAATCAGAAGACAGAGCGCACAGAATTGGCACTAAGAAAAATGTCGTGTATATTGATATTGTAGCAGAGAACACTATTGACGAATCAATTGCGAGAGCATTGCAACGAAAAGAAAATCTTGCCGCAACTATCTTAGGCGATATTAAAAATGAGAAAACGAGCGATAATTAAACTTCAAAATCAAGAAAGGAAATTGAGAATGTCTAAAGTTTATGTTCCACAGCAACCCAGCCGTTTTGACCCGGCTACACGGCTATGGATACCCACAGTCAATATTTCGCCAGCTAAAGTATATGGCGAGATCATTGTTATGCTTCCGCCGAATGCTAATCGATTACATACCGCGCCTTTAGTGGCGGCGTTGCGCGATGTTATGGCGGATTTTACGATTGACGATTTTATTGTTGCTGTTGGTGATCCTTCTTTAATCGCTACAGCGGCATGCCTAGCCGCGAAGAAAACTGGCGGCGTGTTAAGAATATTAAAATGGGACAGAATGGCCAATAACTATATACCTGTGGAGATTAATGTATGAGCGATTTACAAAGGGTCAAAGAACTAGCCAAACTATTAATCGCCCAGCGAAAAATAGTCGAAGACATCGAGGCCGATCTAACACAGGCCAAACGTGATTTAGCTCGCATTGAAACTGAAGATTTGCCTGAGCTCATGCGCGAAGTCCAACTGCAATCGATCACCATGGATAGCGGCGAAGTTATCGAAATTGTTGATGAGGTGAGTTGTGGCATTACTGACGAAAGAAAATCAGCCGCGCATAACTGGCTTATTGATAATGGATTCGGCGGCCTGATTAAAACTGAAGTTGTGGCTAAATTCGGCAAAGGCGAATATCAAGCCGCGCTGGCTTGTGCGAATCAAATCGGCGGCCTTGTGATGGAAAGTGTTCACGCATCTACTCTAAAGGCATTCGTAAAAGAGCAGATGAAGGCTGGCAAAAACCTTCCAAACGATCTTTTTGGAATCTTCCCTTATAGCAAGGCGAAGCTTAAATCCAAGAAGTAAATTGGCCCACGCCGCCCCGCCAATGTCTCCAAAGTGGGCGGCAACTTAACTTGTGAGGCCAAAATGGCAAAAACGAAAACTGAAAACGAAGTAGCAATTAAAGAATCACACGCGATTTCTACTGTTAATGTTAACATGTTCGCTGATGATAGTGGCGCTGGTATGGAAAATGTGGACGCGGATTCATTCGCCATTCCTTTTCTAACTGTGTTACAAAAAGGATCACCGCAGGTTGACGAGGCTAGTGGCGCGGCTTTGGATGGTGCTCGGGCTGGTATGCTGTTCGAGAACGTAACTGGAACCATTACCGATGGCAAAAAGGGTGTAATAATTGTTCCTTGCGCCTACCGTCGTGTTTTCCTACGTTGGGCACCTAAAGGTACCACCACAGGCGGCTTTAAGGGCGAGATTATGCCAGAGAAAGTAGCCGAGATGCGCTCGAAAGGCCAGATTGTAGAGTTGGAAGGCCGCCTATATATCCCCAAAGAGGATGGCAGCGTCAGCGAGAAAACGTGCGACAGGATTTCTGATACACGAAATCATTATGTGTTGGTGATCGATGAACAAAGTGGGGCGTGGAAAGAAGCTCTATTGTCGTTGACTTCGACGCAGATTAAAAAATCGAAGATGCTTATGTCAGCCTTGGCTTCTGTTAAAGTCACCGGCCCAAATGGCCTCTTTACGCCGCCGACATTCGCTAATATGGTACGGATGACCACAGTTCCAGAATCCAACGATCAGGGAACATGGTTCGGAAGTAAATTCGAATTGTTAGGGCAAGTGGAGCGTGCTGAAGTATATACAGCGGCAAAAGCTTTCCACGCATCTGTAGCAAAAGGCGGCGTTGTAGCTAAGTATGAATCGGCAGAGGAAACTACAACCCCGGCTGGATTCTGATTTTTGATAGGGCTTTTGTTTCGGCGAAAGCCCTATTGTGACAAATATAATAATCGTTCATCTCGGCGGCGATTCTCTAAGCCTTTTAAAACTTTGCCGCCAGCTTTGCAGTATTTTAAAAGCTCATCTGCCGCGCCTTCATAATCGCCGCGATTATGTCTTTGTCTGAGAGTGCTGCGCTGTAGAGTGCCAAGGCCGACATTAAAACTGAAGCTAACAAGGGCATCCATCCAGCCTTGACGAGCAATAGCACTAGGGCAATATTTAGCCACCCCACGCTCGAATCGTTCCAAATCTTTCGCAAGAATCGCATTAACTTCCGCCATTGTAAATGTTCGGTTCCATCCCTCTGGGCATGGCAATGTAATTCTATCTTCGATCTTTACTTTAGCGTGATTTGGATCAATAACATGGCCTACGCCGATTGTCCATAATTTAGCCGGGCAACGATAGGGTTTAAGGCGCACCCCTTCGTGATGCATAATCATCTTCAAAGCCTTCTGGCTTATCATTTTCCAAAAGCCCTGCCGCCGAAATGAAACGCAATTATGCTGGCGAATAATGCTTGGGTTTCGTTATCCCATAACTGATCAGCCAACACATTAAACTCTATACCGGAAGTCAACCCCTTGTAAGCCAAGGTTGCGTCAATTCCTACTAACAAAAAGAAAAAGCCATAGGTTATAACAGGCCGCACAGATGCCCTTAAATCTTTCATCCATTGGCTAGTGCCTTCGTTTAAGGATGTATCGTGCGCATAAATCGCCGCCATCTCAGACTTTTGGGCATCTATAAGAGAAATTTTCTCGTTGGAGGCCGATTCGATTTTTATTTCGTCTAGTTTAATCGCTTCGATTTGCTGTTGCGCTACATAACCGGCAGCGGCTAATTGTAGCTCGCGCTCTGTCTGCATCTGCGCCAACTTGAGCTCATGCGACTTGTCTGCACGATCTTGAAACAAATCTATTATCTTGGGCAAGCCGCCCATTAGGAATGATACCAGCGTGGAAAAGATTGTTAACATTATTCGCCTTTCACTTCAATTAATATTTTGGCACGCAGTTCACGCATCTTTTTTATTTCCTGCATCGCCGCATTGGTCGCATTATTCATATCCATGTACATAATCCCCATAACCGGCAGCGCGACTATTAACACAATACACATAACCAAGAGGCTGATGAGTAGAACCCACGGTATGTGTGGCTGTTCCGAATCAACATCATTACGCTTAGAAACCATAGGATCACGAACAACACTGCGAAAATTGATGTCAATTGACTTTGGATTTGGCTTTTTATCTTTGCTCGCCGCCATCTAGTTGCCTGTTGTTTCTTTAGTTCTTGGCGTTGAATTTCGGCACGTTCTTCTTTTATTTTTTCTCGCATCGCCTCAAACTCAGACCATACCGCGCCGAGTTCTGGTGGGGCTTGATACACGAGCATTTCGCGCAATTCGGTTTCTAGCCGCGACATTTCCTTTTGAGCCAGCACCCGATTAAATGCCTCTTGGTTTAGAGAAAGATCGGGAGTTTTATTTGTTTTTAATTCCTGCTCATGAATATGTTTTTCAAGAGTTTCGTGCGCAGAAAAGAAATTACCTATGTGCTTGCTTAGATCGGCGACAACATCCTTTGCTTGGCCATAGACATCGACCAGTTCCATGCCTTCAGCTTTATATTCCTGATAAAGCTCACACCCTTTTCGTACAGCGGCAGCTGCCGTTTTTGCAGCGGCCAAAAGAGTTAATGGATCAATTTTAATCCTCGATGGTTTGTTTCAACATTTGTTTCGCAATTTCTAAATGCTGATGCTTAAACCAGATCGTCACAACAAGCCCAATAACGCCGACTGCTAAGCCGCCGAGCGCAGCAAACTCATTCGCTGTTAATCCAAAAAAGATAGCCGCTGCCGAGCCACTATAGGTAGCGGCAGCGGCGGCCTTTACGCTTATTGGGTCGTTCATGGCTCAGTAATTTCTTCCACTGTCATTAAACGCTGTGAATCGCAATAATAAGTCCTTAATTCTTCAGTGATTACTAACCAAGCCAATTCACTTTCAACCCAAACAATAGGGTTAACAGTTTGGATAATAATTTCATCATTTCGAATAAGTTTATAAATACTCATTATTATTCCATTCCGTACAGAATAGCTGTTGTGCCAGCGATAATACCTTTTGGCCCCGGTGGCGTGACAGCTCTATTATCAAAAAATCCGGGGCTACTAGGTATAGTGGAAGAATTAAGTTGAAAAGTGCCTTGTGTTGCTGCGCGGTAATTAGAGCCAGCGGCAACCGTATCTTGAGCAACCCCAAACAAAGACTTTTTTTGCGTGTTATAAAAGCCATTAGCAGCAGTTCCAGTTGCGCTGCCCCCACCAAAAAACGCCAATATGCCTTCAGGTGTTAAGAAAGCAAGCCCTCCCAGCAAACTGCTACTGGTTGAGAATAAAACAGTGCTTGAGCCTATAAGAGTATTCGTGGTGTTAACTGAAGCAAGTGTTGTGCCATAGTTTGTTCCGTTAAAACCGCCGGTAATAATAGTAAACCCTAATGAGCCGTTTACAAAGGCATACAAATAACCTGCATTTTGTCCATTAACTGTTGTGCCAATTGTGGCGCCTGTATTAATTATGCTAATCTGATTTAAAGAATTATTAAATCTCCAAATCCTAATAAATGGAATATTCGTACTAACAAATAAAAAAAACTCTCCATTTGCTTGAGGCACAACTCTTGGATACGTGTAATTAAGTGCTGTTCCGCCATCATTATTATGCCAACTAGTATTGCTCGCAGAAACCACAAGAGCACTTGTATAAACATACATATTTGGAAAACTGCTTCCATTTAGTACAAGAACAACTACCTTACCATCACTCAGTTCCGTTAAATTTGCAGTTCTGTTTGTTGGAGCTGTTGCAGCGCCGGAAAAAACAGTTACTATTGTCCCTTGCAAAACACCTGCCGAATTAAATCTTGCAAGTTTATAAAGCGTTCCTGTCACAAAAATATAAGAAATCCAAAAATCGCCGGTAATCGAATGAATTAAAATATTAAACTCGCCGACACTTCCGGTATCAAATTGGGTTTCTGTTCCGACTATTGTTGCGTTGTCATCAAAGATTTTAAATCTTGCTGTGCTTGATGTGTTATATACAATAACAAATCTTGTGTCAGAAATTCTTTTGATTTGCCAATCTCTTACAGTACCATAAGGGCTAGCAGTTGTCGCAACAGTAGTAGTTGATCCAACTTGTGTTCCTGCATTGGTGTAAACAGCAAATTTTAAAGTTGTGTTTACTATCCAAGACACAACAAATTTAGATTCATTTAATTTTATTATTTTTACTGAACCTACAGTGGACCCAACCTCAGCTTTAGTTCGCGGTTGATAAAGTGCTCCTGTAACTGTGAAATAACTAACATTAACATCTGAGTTAGCATTGCTGCTGCCATTGCCAGCATAAGCAACCGCAATTATATTATTCCCAAGAAGAACAGCAATGTCGTTTTCATTTGCATAGAAAGTATAAACATTCGACTCAAATCTATTTGCCAATGCCGCTACAGCAGAAACCCCTGCTGTAGTTATATTATTTTGCGCTGTGGTTAATTGATTGGATGCTTTTACTGTTGTTCCACCCTCATTAAGCACAATTAAATCCCCCGCCGCAATTGCTGACGATGCAGGCAGCGTTACTTCCTGTATCAATGTATTCTGTGCTGTATTAATTCCCATGATTATTCCTCATATCCATAAGCCTGCACGGAAACATTTGCCGCGCTTGAATAAACAACGATTTTTTTGCCTGCTGGGGCGACCAGTCCTGTGCGCTCCAAACTTCCATCACCAGTAACAATCACATCATACAAAATATATTCATCATTCACTGGCGTATCAATAGCCGCAATAGCTAATCGAATCGATACAGAAGTCTCATTTCTATTACAGAAATTAACTGAAAACGAAGCATCTGTTGCAGCAGTTATCGTTCTTAATGTTGTATTTGTCGCGGCAACTAAATTTGCCGAATTAAAAATAGCTGCCATAATAATTCCTTAAAATTGTGCCATGAAATAAACTTTAGCCAGGCCTGTTCCCGGCGGCGTTAATGCTAAAATCGCTTGCTTAATATTTTCTGGCGACATACCGCGCAAAGCTGTAACAACCCCAGCTTCCATTTCGGCTTGTGTTGCTGATGAGATTGCTTTAATTAATTTTCCTGTTACACCATCAAACCCAGCAAGTTGACCATCAATAGCGCCAGCTGGGCCATCAACATCGCCGCCGCCAGAAATCTGTGTCCAATTTGTAGTGTCTGCGCTTGGGTCTGTGGTTCCTGCTCCGCTAATTTTGCGGCGATAGGATTGGAAATCAATCGGGCTATAACGAACATCACCGGCTAAATAAGCTGTTCCACTTATCCAAATCTGAGCATTCGAAGCGGATGCAGCGGCAGCCGCAAAAATGGAAGATTGAACTGAATAATATTTTGCAGAAAACTCTATCCCGTCAACCGCACCGGATTGTTTAATGGCCCACTCTTTAGCCGCGCCAGCATTAGCGGCATCAGTAACCCCGGTGCCGCCGATTGACCACGCCTTGGACGAATATTGGCCTGTAATAACCGCGCCATCAATCTTCGTTGCCCATTCTTTCGAGGCACCTTCAGTTATTCCTGTGCCGCCGATTGACCACGCCTTGGACGAATATTGGCCTGTAATAACCGCGCCATCAATCTTCGTGGCCCACTCTTTCGAGGCACCTGACGTTGTTGTTACGCCTGTTCCGCCGATAGCCCAAGCCTTTGCAGAATAATCTGTTGCTTCGATTATTCCATTAACTTTAGATGCCCAATCTAGTGCTAAATTTTTATATGAGAGAGAATTTGTTTCATTTAAATTTGTTTGAGTAGCTTGGGTATTCGCTTGTGTTGTCCAAGTATCCAGCGCGGCAACCCAAGCAAAAGCTTTCGTGTTAAACGAGGCTTGTGTATCTGTTGGTAGCGGCGCACTTGGCAGTGCGGAAATAGGCATTATGTTAATCCTTCAATCTGTAATTCACAATCAGAGTGCGTTGGATAATTAATCAAAATGTCAAAATCTTTATAGAATCCAAACAACGCAGTTGATTCATAATCATTCGATCCAACCCATAAAACCGGCGTGGCGCGAATTGAAGAAAGAAAATTTTGAAGTTGATCAACTTCATTTGCTTCCAAGAAAAGATCAAAATTTGCTCTTTTCGCAAACGCTCTAACAACCAGCGTTGTGTCGCCAAATTCGTTCGTTTCTTTACGGCTGTAATCTTGAATGCCAACACGCGCGCCATATTTAATACCAAGGCCGAATTTTTGTTGCTGCCCAATAAGTATAACGCCAACTGCTAGGTTAGCAATTCCTGTTAGTGTAATTATTATGTCTGCGCTTGGAAATGAAGGCAAATCTAAAGCAATATATTGGGTAATTTGACTTTTTTGCCCAAAGAACCAGCTGTACCAAGTGGACTGAGCCGGCAAAAAAGTAAATGAGACAGTTTTTGTATAAACTGTTCCATATGTTGGATCAACCATTTGTATTGTTAACTGTGTTGCGTTAACAACATTTAAAACGCCGACAGAAGAAATTACCTGCCCCGGCCTTAATGTATAGGTAATAGTTTGCGGCGAGCCGCCGGCAGTTACGGTGCGTGTGCTGTTGCTTGTATCAAAGCACTTCCAACGATTTGTTGGAGAAACTTCAATCCACCAAGTTGGCGATGTTGCTGGTGGATTATTTAAATTTGTGGCCTGAAGCGATTCATAAATTTTGTGTGTGGATGTAAGGATTACTCTGGCACCAATCGCATAGGTTGTAGCAGATGCCCATGCCGCATAATCATTTTCCGGCACGTCACTAGAAATAAGCATCGCATCAGTAATCGATAGCGGCTTTGTAACTGACATTGCATATGCGTCTAAGCTCATGCTACAACCCTTGTTTCAGGTAATCCATCCCCATCCCAACGCTCAAGCAATTTAGTCATTCGATTTTGTAGAGTTACCATAGCACGCGATTGCGCAGAATTTTCTTCGCGCAAACTTCTCAATTCCAACGCAACATCAGAAGAGCCGCCGAGCATTGATGCGGTAGTAGGCGCACTAAAATATCGTGCTGGGCCAGTAACTTCAAGCTCTGGGCCTTCTTCGCCGACCAAGCGCATGCCGCCGCCGAATAAACCGCCATCAGCAAATTTTGGTGTTGCGATGGTTTTGCCGCCGCTTGATAGTATATTTGCATCAAGGAAATTTGCAATGTCCTGCGTGGTACGCAGTGTGCTTCCAGCTTGGGCACCATATGGAACATTTTGCGATTTTAAATAATTAACTGCCTCAACCAAACTAAAGCTGCGCACCGGAGTTACTGCCTTAATTACTGCGGCAGTTTCTGCTGATGTTCCACCGCTAATTGATGCTGCTGAAACACGCGAAACTAAGCCTGTTTTGTAAGAATCAAGCGATGCAGATAATGCTTTAATTTCTGTAGCAATTGCCGTGTTCATATTATTAACGGCACTTTCTACCGTCATAATTGGCAATGTTAATTCTCGAATCGAGTTCAGTTGATCTCTGGCAGTCGTTAATTGCCCATCAAGTTTTATTAATGCAGAATCTTGAATTTCAACAAGCTTTTCTGCGCTTGTTAATTGCTTCCCGGCTTCCGCCTGAAGCTCAGTTAGCTTTTTTGCTAAATCGGCAGAATCCAAACCTGTAGCAGAATCAACAACATTTGATAATGCTTTAATTTCTGTAGCAATTGCCGTGTTCATATTATTAACGGCATCTTCAACCGACAAAATCGGCGAAGTTAATTCTCGAATGGAATTCAGCTGATCACGCGCGGTTGTTAATTGCGCATCGAGTTTTATTAGTGAAGAATTTTGAAATTCAAGAAGTTTTTCTGCGCTCGTTAATTGCTTTGACGCTTCTGCTTGAAGCTCAGTTAATCTGTTTGCTAAAGATGCTTGGGCAACTTTGTAATCGAATTCGGTGGCAAATTTGCCAGAATCTAATCCTGTTTTTGCAGCAGTTATTGCATTCGATAATTCGTTGGCCTCTGGTAAATATCCGCTTGCTTTAGCTGTAGCAATCGCCGCGTCAATAAACGCAACACCAGCGGCAGAAGTCATTCCACCTGCCACGCCGCGCAAAGAATCAATTTCTGTGCCTAGATAATCAAATAAGCTCTTAATTGAATTTACTTGCTCTTGTGCTGCGTCACGCGCAATTTCTGCAGCTTCTTTTTGTTTGCCGATTGTTTGTTCGAGAATAACAAGCGCAGCATTTGAAGTGGCTTGGGCGGTTTGTATTGCGGTATCTATGGCAATCTTGCCTGAATCCAATCCTCGTTTTACAGCGGCTATGGCATTCGATAATTCGTTGGCCTCTGGTAAATATCCGGTTGCTTTAGCTGTAGCAATCGCCGCGTCAATAAACGCAACACCGGCGGCAGAAGTCATTCCACCCGCCCCATCGCGTAAAGAATCGATCTCTGTGCCTAAATAATCAAATAAGCTTTTAATCGAATTTACTTGCTCTTGTGCCGCGTCACGTGCAATTTGTGCCGCTTCTTTTTGTTTCCCAATTGCCTGTTCAAGAATAACGAGTGCGGTATTAGAAGCGGTTTGCGCTGCCTCTATAGTAGCCTGGCGCATTTCTTCTGCTATAACATCAATGCTTTTTATAGATTCAGAAATTGATGCAAATGCCGGGGCAAGCATCATAAGCATCGCAAAAGTTTCTCGGCCTTTTTCGGTTGTGAGATCAAGCGAATCAATTATTGAAACAAATTCTTGCCTTGTTGATGGCAAAGAAAGATTGATTTTTGCAAATGCTGCCGTTAATGTTTCTGTTGTCTTTGCTGTTTTTTCTTGCTCAGAATAAAACGCTTCATAGTAATAGCCGGTTTGCTCAGTAAATTTTTCTATGCCGCCGAATGCATCAACAATTTTACTTGCAAGATTTGCGCCACTTAAAGAAGCGTCAACCATTGAAAGGCTTAATATGTTAAAGATAGAATTAACAGAAGAAATGCTTTGTGAAAGCCGTGTTAATGTTTCTTTGCTTGTTTCTCCAACTTTTTTAAATGTATCAATGTATGCTGTAATTTGTGCTTCTGTAATCCCAACACGCTCATTAAGCTTTTTTCCATCTCTTGTAAATTGAAAAAGCCCAAGAACCGTTTTGCTTGCTGACTCATAAGCAATAGCAAGCTCAGCACCTTTCATTAAATAAACATCAATCAGCGATTTTTTTACAGCCTCAAACAATTCCCCACGAGCAAGATCACGTAAAGTAATTTTCGCCAGCTGTTCGTCAAACTTATTAAAAGAAGCTTCAATGGCCTTTTTTCTTGACTCTTCAGTTTTTTTGCCAAGAAGATTAATTTCAATTTTGTATTCAAAATCTTCAATTGATTTAGCAAAGCCGCCGAGAGTTTGTGCGGCAACACTTGTTGCTTCGCGTAAAGCTTTATTTACTGAATCAAAATAAACTTGCGTTTTAATATTAAGCGGCGAAGTTTCTGTTCTGTCGCCGCTTAATAATCCGCCAGAATATTCTTCAAAATTTGCGCCTTTAAATCCTGTTGGTTTAAGTTTTCCTCTTATGCCTGCGCTTTCTAATTCTTCACCAAACAAAAATTCATAAGCGACAATTGCTGCTAGAACGTATGGCGCGACAGTGCCAATGCCCATACCTAAACCGGCAGCTACACCTTGCGCTGTTCCTGTGCCGATTAAAGCTCCGGCGGCTTGCATAGAACCTGCAAATGTTCCGGTCAAAGCGTTTGTAAATCCTGCCGCCATCCCTGTGCCAAATGCGCTTGCTGAGCCCATCAGATTTGCAAATGTGCCTACATTGCCCATCATCCCGCCACCGCCGCCGCCGCCCCCACCACCGCCAGTATCGGCAGTTTGAATGTTGCCAGTCACAGCGTTTATAAAGGGCTGCAACGCCGGGCGAAGCACGAGTGTTTTAAACAAAT